TGCCTTACCGACCTATACCTCCCCGATGACCACTGGTACAGTCCCTAATGGTCCCTGCGTGGGCCAGATTGAGCAGGACTGATAGGGATATGAGCGAGACCACTACGACCCGTAAGGGGGCTACTGAGCCTCGCCTACATAGTCCCTACCTTAAAGGCCCTAATCGCGGCGATGAGATCGCTCAGCTCGCAGAAAGTATTGGCCTGCCGCTTTTACCGTGGCAAGATTTTGTAATTAGGGATATGACGAGCGTAGGCGAGGATAATTTATTTATACGTAAGACGAGCCTCGTACTTTGTGCCCGGCAACAAGGTAAAACGCACCTCGCTCGTATGATGATGCTCGGCCATATGTTTTTATTTGATAGCCCTAACGTACTTATGATGAGCTCTAACCGATCTATGGCCCTAGACACCTTTAGGCAGGTTTGCTACGCGATAGAGGGCTCGGCCGATCTCAGCCGGCAGGTTAAGCAGATCCGGTACGCCAATGGCACCGAGTCGATCGAGCTTAAAAACGGGCACCGGCTCGATGTAGTAGCGGCAACTCGTGACGGCAGCCGTGGACGTAGCGCCTCGTTTTTATACGTCGATGAGATCCGAGAGATCAGCGAGGAGGGCTACCGCGCAGCTACTCCGACTACACGCGCTAGACCTAATGCTCAAACCCTACTTACCAGTAACGCCGGCGATAGCTTTAGCACCGTACTCAATGATCTACGCGAGAGAGCTCTTTCTAACCCTCCTGATACTTTTGGTTTTTACGAGTACTCGGCTCCACCTTTTGCCAAGATCACAGACCGGGCCGCGTGGGCTATGGCAAACCCGGCACTCGGTTACACCGTCACTGAGGCAGCTCTTGAGGAGGCCGTAGCTACGCAGCCGGTAGAGACCACAAAAACCGAGCTCTTATGCCAGTGGATAAGTAGCACCTCGTCACCGTGGCCTCACCTCTCGGTAGAGGAGGCAGGCGACAAAGACCTAAAGCTAGTGCCCGGGCCTCTTACTATTTTTGCTTTTGACGTTGCACCTAGCCGTAGAGACGGCTCTCTTGTAATGGGCCAAGTCCTCGCCGATGGTCGTATAGGCGTAGCGGTGCTCGAAATATTTCACTCCGATGTATCTATAGATGAGCTCTTTGTAGCTAACGCTATTGCCAAGTGGGCCAAGATTTATTACCCGAGACAAGTGGCCTACGATAAATATACGTGTGCCTCCATTGCCAAACGCCTCGAGGTAAACGGCATACAGATACTCGACATATCGGGAACTAAGGGATACCAAGCCTCCGGAGACCTTTACGAGGCTCTCTCTAATAAGCGGCTAGTCCACTCGGGGCAAGATGAGCTTGTTACCTCTATGGCAAACTGCGCCGCTAAAGAGAGCGATGCAAGCTGGAGAATTGTGCGCCGTAAATCGGCCGGGCCCGTCGATATTGCTATAGGTTTAAGTATGGTGGTACACGTACTTACGCAGCCGCTAGGTGAGGCTAAAGTATACGTTTAGACACGCGACACAGAGCCGTATTTATCCTTGACTATATGGGAAAATGGAGACTATGGGACTATTACAAACTCTAGGCTTGAGGACTGCTAAGCAGCCCGTCGAGGCTCAGTATGCCCCGGCCGTTATGGATACTACATACGGTTACGGCTCGTTTAATACGGGCTCTACTTTTGGTTATAACGGCGTAGGTATAGATCGTAATTTTGCACTCCAAGTTAGTAGCGTAGCTCGCTGCCGTAATTTAGTCGCCGGTGTTATTTCCTCGATCGACCTTGCACTTTATAAAAAATCTACTGGTGAAAAGTTAGGCTCGCCGGTTTGGCTTGAGCAACCGGATCAACGGCAGCCGCGCAGTGTAACTATAGCTGCAACCGTAGATAGTCTTATGTTTTACGCGGTCGCATATTGGCGCGTAACAAGTTTGTATGCTGATGACGGGAGACCGTCTGGCTTTGAGTGGGTTGCTAATAACCGCGTTACATATACGACTAACCAATACGGTACCGAGATTAAAGATTACTTTGTAGATGGTAATCTCGTACCGATGGCTGGTATCGGATCCCTCGTTACTTTTCAGTCTTTGTTACCCGGCGTATTACAGTCTGCAAGTACTACTATTAAAGCTGCATACGATATACAAAGAGCAGCCGCCGTATCTGCAGCTACTCCAATGGCGACTACAATTCTAAAAAATAACGGCGCAGATTTACCCGAGACACAGATACAAGGTATTTTGGCCGGATGGAATAGCGCGAGAAAAAATCGCTCGACGGCATATTTAACCTCTACTCTCACTGCAGAAAATATCGGCTTTAGTCCTAGAGATATGATGTATAACGAGGCTAGTCAATACTTAGCTACTGAGATTAGCCGCGCTATGAACGTGCCAAGTTATTTAATTAGCGCGGATATGAATAACTCTATGACCTACCAAAATATATTAGACGGTCGTAAAGAGTTTGTAGCGTACTCGCTGCAGCCTTATATCTCAGCTATTGAGGACAGGCTCTCTATGAACGATATAACTAATGCCTCAAATCAGGTGCGTTTTGCGATTGACGATACGTTTTTACGTAGCGATGCAAAAGAACGTTTAGAGATTATCGAAAAAATGATTAGTCTCGATTTAATAGATGTAAACCAAGCCCGACAAATGGAGCAACTCACACCGCTAGGAGATGCAAGTGCTACTAACGTTTAGTCAAGAGATACAAGCTGCAGACACAGAGCGCCGGATCGTATCTGGCCTCGTCGCACCATATGGAGAGATCGGGCATACAAGCGCAGGCCCGGTAATGTTTGAGCGCGGCTCAATTACTTATGCCGAAGCATCACAAATTAAATTACTAATGCAGCATCAACAAGATAAGCCGGTAGGGCGAGCTATCAGTTTTAGCGATTCTACTAGCGGCGTTTATGGATCGTTTAAGCTTTCGAGTAGCACTCGAGGACAAGATGCACTCGTACTAGCGCAAGAAAATCTCGTTAGCGGCTTATCCGTAGGGGTAGATGTAACCGCCTCTAAGCCGATGGGAGATTACCTGCTCGTCACTGCGGCAGTCCTCAAAGAGGTAAGCCTCGTCGAGAGTGCGGCCTTTGTAAGTGCCTCAGTCGATGAAATTATGGCGGCACGTGCAGAACTTGAGGCTGCAACAAGTACAAAAGAAAAGACCACTACTATTTCTACGACTATCGTAGAGATCGAAACAGAAACAGAAACAGAAATGGAGGAGGCCGTGACCACTGCCCCTGAAAATACACCGGATGAAACTCCGGTAGATGCACCGGCTGAGGCTGAAAAGGTCGAGGCTGCTCGTAAGATCATTCGTCCATCAGTACTTGACTCTCAGCGAGTCCGTACACCTATCGTATCTATGGCTACATATACAGAGCACAAGATCAAAGCTGCACTCGGTAGCGATGACTCAAAGCTTTGGGTAACGGCTGCAGACGATAGCTTTAGTACTAACCCTGCTTTTAATCCAACGCAATACCTCTCGGAGTTCCCTACAAATACACGTTTTGGCACACCTGCTATCGACGCGTGTAGTAAGGGAGTTTTACCTGCTAGTGGTATGACGATTAACGTGCCGTCACTCGTTACCTCAGCAGGCGGTCAGTCAGGCGTAGCACCAGTCGTCACCGTAGAGGCTGAGGCAGGAGCAGTAGCTAATACAGGTATGGTTACAGAATATCTAACCGGTACAGTATCTAAGTACTCAGGTATGAATACCATAAGTGTAGAGCTCCTCGAGAGATCAGATCCAAATTTTTATGCCGAGCTTACTAATCAGCTACAAAATGCTTACCTTAAGACGATCGACACCACAGTACTAGCTGCTTTGATTGCAGCCGGTCAATATAGCTCGGGATGCGATGCAGATTCTGCAGGTATTATCGAGTTTGCCTCCGACTCAGCTCGTAAGGTTTACGAGGCTACGGGTTATTTTGCTAATAACTACATAGCTAATGGATCGCAGTGGCAACTACTTATGGGCAGCGTGGATACCACCGGGCGACCAATTTATTCGGCCAGTAATCCTATGAATAACGGCGGTAATGTAGGGCCCGGATCTATCCGAGGTAATGTTCTCGGCTTAGATTTGTACGTGGACAAAAACTTTACGGCTACTACTACTATTGACGATTCAGCCGTGATTCTTGCGCCTGAGGCGTTTACCGTTTACCAGAGCCCTCAAGCTTATATGAGCGTAAACGTCGTATCCAATCTGCAGGTACAAGTAGCGATTTATGGTTATATGGCCACTATCGCAAAAATGCCTAAGGGTATCGTTAAGTTTAATCTCAACTAAAAAACCTAATAGTCGGTAGGGCTCTTAGCCCTTTGAGCCCTACCGGCCTCTTTTAAGATAGGAGTAAAAGATGCCGGCTACATACGTAACCGAGGCTGAGCTACGCGCTAATCTCGGTATCGAAAACCTTTACTCCTCCGACATAGTCGAGACGTGTTGCCAAACTGCTCAGGATCTACTCAATCAGTTTTTATGGTTCGACTCAGCTCCAGTAGTAGGAGTAACGCTACAAAATAACGTAGTTACTGCGATGATCGCTAACCCGATGATATTTACTACGGGCCAGAGCGTAACCTTGAGTGGATGCGGCTCAACCTTTAACGGCACCTACACGATTACCGGCACGATGCCGTGGAGCGCAGGTACGGTTAATCAGATCCCTAGCCTTATTATAAATCCCTATAGTTTTAATTGGCCTAATGGTTTTAGCTTTATCCAATATGCTAAAACTGCAGCTAATGTTAATTTCCAACGCGTACTACCTTATGGCTCAGCCGTAGGAGCAGATACAAAAACTAACTCATACGCTACGACTCCGGCTATCCGTGAGGCAGCGATGATCCTTGCCGTAGATATTTTCCAAGCTCGCCAAGTCTCACAAACTGGCGGCGTAACGATCGACGGCTTTAGTCCTAGCCCTTATCGTATGGGTAACTCAATGATCGGCAAGGTAAGAGCTTTGTTAGCCGGCTACCAAAATCCTAACTCGATGGTGGGCTAAAGATGCCTGCCGCGATTACTACCCTACGCGCTAATCTAGCTACGGCTTTAGCTAATGCGAGCTCGTGGAATACGTACAGTTTTCCACCTCCAACTATTACGGCTAATAGCGTAATCGTCGTACCCGATGAGCCTTACATAACACCGAGTAATAACACGTACGCCACTATTTCACCTATGGCAAACTTTAAGATTATTTTGACGGTGCCAATGCTAGATAATCACGGCAACCTCAACGGGATCGAAACCCTAGCGGTAGCAGTATTTAATAAACTAGCTACCTCAAATATCGTAATGAATGTTGGCAGTATGTCGGCTCCTACCGTACTAGACGTACAAAGTGGGACCCTGCTTACGGCCGATTTCCGTATCTCAATTCTCACGAGCTGGAGCTAACTAATGCCATATACAGAGGATGACCTCAAGTTTTTGCGAAAGATTGGGCAGATCGTAGACGAGCCTGCACCGGTTAAAGTAGCAAAAGAAAAACCAACCATAACTACAAACGAAAGCGAGGAATAGGCTAATGGCTATATTCTTATCTAATGGAGTGGTCGTAACCCTTAACTCGGTAGACCTTTCAGATCACGTAACAAGCGCAACTATTAACCGCGTATTTGAGGAGCTCGAAGTTACAGCGATGGGCGACGATGCTAGAAAATACGCTAAGGGCCTAGAGACTTCTACCGTCACTCTAGATTTCTTAAACGATACTGCAGCTAGTGAAGTTTTACAGACCTTGCAACAGGCTTGGGGTACTACAGTGCCTCTAACCTTAAAGCAGACAAGCGCGGTGGTATCGGCTGCTAATCCTGAGTATCAGACTACAATTCTAGTTAATAACACTACAGATATTAACGGCGCAGTAGGAGATATTTCTACTCAATCGATTACGTTTACTTGTAACTCAAAAATAGTACCGGATACCACACCATAACCAACTAACAAAGGGGCAACAAATGGCACGACTCAAAATAACAAGGGCTAACGGGGACGTAACTGAGCATCAAATTACGCCTCGTATCGAGTGGGCCTTTGAGCAGTACGCAAAAAAAGGTTTCCATAAAGCCTTTAGAGATGACGAGATGCAGACCTCGCTCTATTGGTTATCGTGGGAGTGCTTACGCACTAGCGGCGAGGTAGTAAAACCTTTTGGCGCTGATTTTCTCGATACGTTAGTAAAGGTTGAGGTACTAGACGACGAGCCTTTAAGCTAGGGCGAGACTCCCTTACCTATCAGGTAGCCGCGCTATCTATTAGGCTAGGGATCTCGCCTCAGTCAGTTCTCGATCTTGATACGACAATGTACAAGATGTTAATACAAGTGTTAAACGATCAAGCGGAGGAGGTTAAGCGTTATGGGAGTAGAAATAAAAGGCGTTAAGACCACTCTTAAAGCTATACGTAAAGTAGATCCCGAGCTGCTCAAAGAAATGCAAAAGCAAATCAAAGCGGCGATGGTCCCTATTCGAGACAAGGCTAGAGGTTATGCTCCCTCACCTCAGCCGGATAACCTTTACGGCTGGAATGAAAATACCGTAGGCCAAAAGATAACAGCTCGTAACTCGGCTTTTAGAACTTTTAACGATGAGGGCCGAGTACGCCTATTCCCTCTTTATGATTACGAGACCGTCAAAAAAGGTATTTACTATAGCTCTGGCGGCAGCGATAAGAATAAAAACGGCTGGCGAGCTTTGTTTTTTGTAGCTAATAGATCGGCCGCCGGTGCTATCTATGAGACTGCAGGCCGAGCAGGGACTACCTCACGTAAAGGTTATCGTTCTAATAACCCCGGGGCAGGCGATCACTTTATAAGTCGTATGGGCCCTCTCTATGGCGACAAGCGCGAGGAGCGCGGCCGTATGATATTTAGAGCGTGGTACGAGGATCAAGGTAAAGCTCAAGCTGCAGTAATTAAAGCTATAGAAAATACTATTAACGCCTTTAATAAGGGCTCATACACAAAGGCGGCATAATGGTAAGCAAACTGCCGAGTATGGTCGTAAGTGCCGTTACTACTTTTGACGGTAAAGCCCTTGCTAAGGGCAAAAAAGAAATCTCAGCCTTTGAGAAAGGCGCAAAAAAAGCCGGTCTAGCTCTTGCCGCTGCTTTCAGTGTACAAGCTATTGTTAAGTTTGGTAAAGACTCGGTAAAGGCTTTTGCAGAAAATGAAAAGTCAGCTAAGCGTTTATCTATTGTTGTAAAAAATCTAGGGCTTGCTTTTGAGACCCCAATGATCGAGAAAAACTTAGATGAAATATCTGCTAAGTATGGCATACAGGGAGAAGTACTACGCGAGGCTTATCAAAAACTTATCACGGCCACGGGCTCAGCTACAAAATCTCAAGATTTATTAAACTTATCTCTTGATGTATCCGCCGGATCAGGTGAAAATCTAGTATCCGTAAATCAGGATCTCGCCGCGCTATATGTAGGTAATACTAAGGGCCTAAAAAAATATAATCTTGGTCTCTCGCAAGCTCAATTAAAAACGCTTAAGTTTGAGGATGGGGTAAAACTACTTACACAGACTTTTGCCGGAGCAGCTAGTGCAGAATTAACTACCTTTGACGGTAAATTAAGAGTATTGGCCGAGGCTGCAGATAGCGCACAAGAGTCAATCGGTGAAGGGTTAGTAACCGCTTTACAGATATTAGCCGGTGAAGGTAACACGGTCCAACCTTTAGCTGATTCTATGGCAGATTTTGGTACGTATGTAGGCGATGCGATTATAGGTACTGGTCTACTCATAGATAAGTTAAAAAAGATTCCCGGTTTTGATAAAGCCGGTAGTCCTGGCATAGCTTCTCAAATTGCACTCAGTACTAATCCTTTAGTGGCAGGTATTTTGGGATTAAAAAAGGCGACCGATGAGCTAAGTGCAGAAGGCGCAAAATATAAAGCGGCACGTGCTCCAATAAGTCAAGGTTATTTAGGATCTATGCCAGTAGGTATTTATCCAAGTGCGGCCGAGGAGGCCAAGCGTAAAAAGGCTGAGGCAGATCGACTTAAACTCGCTAAAGAAAGAGCCGCTTTAGATAACAAAGCAGCTAAAGCAGAAAAGCAAAAGGTAGCTTTAACTAAAGCAGCCGCGGTTTTTGATAGCACTAGGATCTCACTAGCTGCAGCTCTTAAATCTACATACGATAAAGAGACACGTTTACGCCTTGAGGCTCTTATGCTGATTGAGCAAGATAAAGGCGATGAGGCTCTTAAGAAAATTAGCGAGCTTGCAGCGTTACAGAAAAACGCAGACCTGCAGCGACTAGCAGGGGTAGATACAATTAGTAACGCTACCCTTGCCTCTCTTAATACTCAGCTACTCACAGAGCTAAAGGTTATTAACACTAGCAAAATGGCCGAGGGCGATAAAGAGCTTGCACGCGAGGAGGCGTTTAAGAAATATAACGCCGCGATTACGGCTGCCGGTACCCTATCTGCTAAAGAGTCTTATAACGAGCGCGTACAGATCCAACTAACCGAGATTGCTCGCCTTGCAGCCCTAAGTAAAACTACAAGTGCTACTAATACGGCTAACCTATTACTAGAGTCTGCCGAGCTTTCTATGATCGAGCGAATAGCTAAGGCTCAAGCCGAGGCCGATTCTGCACGTCTAAAGGCTCTTGGCGATTATGCAAAAGCTCTAAGTGGGCTTGGCACTGGCGTAGATTTTGGCGGTAACAAGATCGGTACTCCGGTCCCTAATTTTGTACCTCCTGCTTGGGTAAAAGATATTTCTAATATAGGCAGAACGGCAAGCAACGGCTCTATGTCCTTTTTTGATCCGGCACCCGTCGGTATAACCTCAGGCGGTAGCGGCGGTAATCAGACCGTCGAGGTTACAATAAATACAGGTATTGGAGATCCTGAGGCAATAGCTCGAGCCCTAGAGGATATTCTTAACCAATCAAGCTACCGAGGTACCTCGACTAACCGAGGCTCAGGCAACTACATACTATGACGTGGCTACCCGAGTGGAGGATCACGGTCGGTACGACCGTTTACGACAATGTACTAGCGGTAAATATGGCAACGGGCCGCGATGATATTGACCTACAATGCAACGCAGGGTATGCCCGTATGGAGATTATTAACGTCGATAACTCAGCTTTCGACATAGACGTCACCGATGCCTTGACCCTTGAGCTTAAGAATAGTGCCGGCGCTTATGTACCGGTATTTGGCGGCGCAGTATCCGATTTTGGTATCTCCGTGCGATCGCCTGAGGAAACCGGGTTTATAACGATCGGTAATATATTAGCGGTCGGAGCTTTATCTAAACTAACTAAAGCTCTTTTCCCAGATGCCTTAGCTAAGGACGAGGACGGCAACCAAATCTACGACATACTAAACGAGCTACTGATTAACTCGTGGTATGAGGTAGCACCGGCTTTACAGTGGTTTAACTATGACCCTACGACTACGTGGGCTAACGCAGAAAATGTAGGGCTAGGCGAGATCGATCAGCCTGGACTCTACGAAATGATTTCTCGATCAGCTGATCCGGCTAGTAGCTATAACCTTTGCGCTCAGATAGCACAAAGCGCACAAGGGCAGATATACGAGGATAAGGCTGGGCGAGTCTGTTACGCCGACACAGATCACCGCACCGCCTACCTATCGGCTAACGGCTATACGACTATCTCGGCTAACTACGCTATACCCTCTACGGTTAAGACGATCCTACAGATAGGCAAGATACGTAACTCTCTGGTATTTAACTATGGCAATAATTACGCGAGTCAAGCTACCGACCTCGATGCCGACTCAATCGCTAACTATGGCCGCTATCAGCGCAGCGTTACGACTAACCTACATAACCTAGCCGACGTAAATATTCTTATGGAGCGAGAACTAGGGCTCCGAGCTATACCCCGAGAGCAGCTACAGAGTATTACCTTTAGGCTAGATAACTCAAACCTACCGGATGCCGAGCGAGACAAGCTTATAGATGCGTTTTTTGGCGAGCCGATAGTAATAAACGATCTACCAATAAATATGTTTAACGGCTCTTTTAACGGCTTTGTAGAGGGGTACGCTATTAAGGCTACCCCGGGTTATGTCGATCTAACCCTTACTCTCAGCCCTACAGATTTCTCACTGGTCGCGCCACAGTGGGCAACAGTTACCCCACCATCCCTAATATGGACGGGTGTAAATGCTACTCTTATCTGGCAAAATGCTTTTGGAGGTTTAACCTAAT